CTTCTGGAGGCAATTGTTGCCCCTGCTGTTGCATCTGAGCCTTACCTGCATCACGAAGCTGTTTCTGGATAGCGCGGGATGTATTGGGGTCAACCTGTTCCAAGGCTGCCAAGTGCTGTTGTAAGTGCGCCATCAGAACTTGCGTTGCGCTCTGATCGACCTGCTGTTGTCGCTGTTGAGCCGCTTGGTTAAACGCGAAGAGAACGGATATATGCGCTTTGTGATCGTCGCTAGGCTTGATGGCGACTGGGAATCCAGTTGCAAGCATAGTCGCAATTTCAGTCGCTTGATCTTCAGCTTGATCGCCAGAGGCTGCGTTTGGATCTTGGAAGAGTCTGCGGACCAGCGAGGGATCGTCTTGTTCAAGCACTGACTTTACCAGTTCGCCTTGATTCACGAAAGGATTATTTTGGAACATCTGCATTCGCGCCACAGACTTCTGCAACGCAAACTGGCGGTTGATGAAGTCAAGTCCACCCTTCGGCTCAATCGAATACTCATCGTGGATGCCTTCGGGTGGCATCGATCCCGTCTCTTCCGCATAGCGGTACATCAAGTCTTTCTTGTTGTACTGCGTGTAAAGCGACCAGCACTGCTTGAAGAGATGGGCTAGACCCATTCGGAACATGCGATTGCGTAAATCGCCAGACGCTGCCGCCTGCGACTGCAACGCTTGAATCTCGGTGGCAGTCTTGCGATCCGACACCTGGAACTGCGATCCAGAACCAAAGTCTGGATTGCCCATCCGCTGTTCGGAAAGCAGACGCTCTTCAAGCATCAGTTTCTGAAAGTCGAATGGAGGCTGGCTAAACTGAACTGGCTTCAAGCCCTGTGGCAGAATCTGCCCAGGCTGCATCTTCAAGTTCGATGTGTTTAGCGAGATCGGATTCTGTGCTTCAAAAACGGGTCGGTTGGCCAGTTCAACGTAATCGGAGAGGGAGTTCTTGAGCTTATTTAGCAGATTCTCATTAGGGAGCAGGATCTCTGCTACGCCTCTCGGACTGTACCAACCGCCCCCTGTGACCTCATAGGGGAAATCTACGAAAGGTGGTTCACCATGACGATAGGGTAATGTGAATGGTTTGCGGACATCTTCAGTTACTACAAGCGGACTATACGTCTCGACCTTCCATCCGTCTTCAGAAGGTGTGTACATCTCCCAAAGAATGATACGATCATTCTCAGCTTCTTGAGTAATTCCCTCGCGTCTATAAATCTCGTCTTGAATCTCACTTCGTAAGCCCACCGATTTGGAGGGTTTACCAGAAATTGTTTTGATAAAGTTCTCATCCTGCTTGTACAAGGGATTTGCCTTATAGGAATCGACACTCGTTGAGATGATGTGAACGATGAAGTCTGCATCTTTGAACTCCTTGGTATAGGAAGGAACGATAATATGGAAAGGATCAATTGCCTCAAACTCAATGCGCTTCTTGTCCTCATTCCAAATTACCTTTGACACGCCACGTCCGTAGAGCAGCAAGTTGTCAATTACGGAAACAATCTCTTTCTGAAAGTTGGTACGCTCACGCATATTGTAATCAAACCAACGCTCGGCTGATACGGTCAGCGGTGTCAACTGCTGGCGCATCGGTACGAAGCTAGAAAGAATATCGTTACCAATTGCGCTGTTTACGAAGGAAGGCTTTAACTTTTCAATTGCTGTGTCGATTAGCTGAACGTGGAGATCGGCTGCTGTAGGCCAAGGCTTGACCTTACGGCGCACGCCAAAGTAGCGAGCTTGATAGAACAAGCGTTGGCGATTTTCCCATGTTTCGCGCTGGTTGAGGGCATCAATGATCCTTGTGTAATAATCTGTGCGGCGTGTATCCTTAGCGTTCATTTTTGTCTTTCTCTGCTCAATTCAAATGACAGATCGTTGACGTAATGTAAAGCACGCTTTGCCCAAGCGCGTACTTTTGGATCAGCAGTACGGACAGAAGAATAGTTTTCATCTCGCATTAAAGACTCAACTGCCCCTGTTGTCTGGGTTACTGGTGTTGTTGTTGCGCAACCACCAAGACTCACCGCGCAGATCGCTGTCAATAGCATCGCGATTCTTGCGCCAGTCGTTCTCAAGGTTTTGTGTCCGCTTTTCTTTCCAACCTGGAATGATGCGAAACACGGCTGCGATGATCTCAAGGATTGCACGCAGCACAAATAAATTATTTAATATTTAACCCGACTGTCTTTAGGAAGTTTACGATCTTTTCCAAGATCGAATCATCCGCTGGGGTCGGTGTGAGTTTAACAATAATGCGAGCAGCAAGAACGATGCCACCAACAGCGGCTACGATCTCAGTCCAATTTGAAGTAATCCAATTCCATATATTCATAGTATTTATCCTCCTGGGTCAAATCCAGCCATGACGGGATCGTGGGATACCATCATTTCTTGAAGTGACTTCCAAGTTGGACGCTCTATCTGAAATGTCAAGTCAAGACCCATATTTGTGCTGCTGAGGCACAAGGCCAGCGCGTCAGCCCTATCGGGCGAGGCTATGCCTCTGGCGCGCATTGAGTCCTTAGACTCCACGCCAAGCTTACCCTTGCTATTGGTGATTGTACGCCTGCAAGTCAACTGAGCTGTCAAATCCTCATCCTCTGGCAATATGATCTCGGCATCCTCAATCTTCTTTGCCATCCCATACCACATCTCGGCAGACCGATTGGTATAGGCGTTGTTGTCATACGCCGTAGCCCCAAAGTTCACGCGATTGACTACCCAGCCAGACTCGGCCAAAGCATCGCACATAACCATCCCCATCCCGCTTGCGTCAGCGTAGATGTTGCTTGCTTCCAGCCCAGCCTTCTTAAACTCGACTATAAACCTGCCAACCGCTGCCATCGTGTCTTTCTCACGCCAGGCAATCATAGGCAGAATCTTGTTGCCATCGCTTATGCAGATCACGTTCTGATCGCCACCCGCCGCAAAGTCCACGCCTGCTATGCGTACACCTGGCTTGAATCGTGGTGGAGTGTTGTAGCAGTTCTGTAGTTGTGTGAGATTGATAACTAGGCTTTCCAGCCCTATGTCAACAAACTCTCCGTAGATCATGGATCGGGTCAGCGGGTGCTTCTCGCCGTACCGCTGAATTACCTCATCAATCTGAGTTTGCGTGATGTGAGGGCAGTCAAATGCCGTGACTGCGTGCTTCTGCCACATATTGGCTTCCTTGGTAAACGCTCGATAGAACGCACCGCTAGTCCCGCCTGGGCTGGATGCGATTAGCAGCCTAGTTGGTTGACATCGGCTGATAGCCTCAAACAGCGGGTCGGCTACGGTCTTGGCTTCGTCCACCACCATCAACAACGGATGGTATTCGTGGTCCTCTGCGTGCCAGCCTTCAGCACGCCCAGGATCAGTCGCTGAGTAGCCTATAATGCGTGATGTGTTGCCGTTGGGGTGGAGGTAGCGGATCTCGCCAGATGTGACCTCCCAAGCCCCACCAAGCTTGGCAATGTGATTGCGCAGGCTAGGCCAGAGTTGGCTTTCGACTTGGCGGAAAACGCCTGCGGTTGTTACGGCGATTGAGCGCGGGTAAACGAGCGCGTGCCATATCAAAATAGACGAAATGACTGTGCTGGTCTTGCCAGATCCGTTGGCTGCACGCAGAGCTACACGACAGTCTCTAGGCTCTAAATCGCGTAATACCTTCCTTTGCCAGTCATATAGATTGATGCCCAATACATTAGATGCGAATGCAGATGGTTTAGAGAGGTCTTCAAGTATCTCTTCTTGACTACGCTTGGGAGGCTTTGGCATAGGTGTATGTTAAGACCTCTTTTTGTTTTGAGCCACAATAATTTGGGGGGGTATATGCGTATTAAATGGGGGCTGGGGGAGTGGCGGGTGGCGTGGTGGTGGGCGGATACTTTGCAAGGGATTCTGCTCTAGGCTTGCGTCGTCTCATTTGCTTGTGTTTAGTTCTAGGAGTTTTATGTGTAAGTGCTTCTGGTTGTAGCATTTCAGATTTGATACAATATTCAATTTGCGACTTATGAGCAGAAGTCGTTGCAACAGAAGCTATTTGCATTTTAGATTGTGGAAGTGTTTGCGTTTCAATAACTTCCGCTTTCTTCTCCTTCTTTCTCCCCGCAATCCCCGCCAACAGAGAAGCTAGATTCCCGCTGATTCCGTGGGTGACATCCTGGCTAACTTGCAGACGGGCAGATGGTTGTGCATATCCGTACACTCGCTCGCTCATCCACGCCTTGGCTTGCCACGATTTCTGCCCAGCAAGTTCTATGTCGCGCAGTAGGGAAAGCTCGTGCTTTTTTCTGGCGGACTCTACACGCCTAGCGAAGTCTGGCTTACGGCTTGCCCAAGTTTTAATCGTGGAAGGATTGACCCCAACCAACGCACCAGCTTTTTCTAAAGTAAATCCAGACCCGCAAGCTGATATGATTTCCTCGGCCAATTCCTTAGTAAATATCTCCCGCCCATTCTTTGCCTTTTCGGGTGCGGTGGAGTCCGCTGCTTCATCCATAAGTAAGACTAATAACATACGGCGAGCCAAAAGAAAGTTAAAATACTTCTTGTGTTTATAGACAATCCGCTTTACTTTGATTTTATGAAAACACAACTGACACACTCCGAAGCGACCACGGATCAAGATGTTCGCATTGCCGAATTGATGGAAACCATCTCCACTCTCAAAGCCACGCTGGAAGAATGCTTGGACTTTGTGACGGAGAAACACGACTTCGACAAACCCAAAAATAAAACGGCTTGTCTTATCTCCTCCATTGACGAAGCAATCTACCAAGCAGACGAAGCAACAAAATAAACACCAACCAAAGAAAGAAAAACACACTATGAAACACAAGCTAGTAAAAGAAATAATTGATGAGGCAAAGGGCAATATCTCCGAAGCCATGAAAGAATTAACTTGGGCTTTTGACCGAGTGAATTCTGTCGTGTCAATGGATGGATACGAAAAAACTGGATACAGAAAGGAGCAACCCCAACAAATGCTAAAAGAAATCACAAACGATTTCTCGCACGCACTTTTTGAGGTTTCGTTCCTACACAACTTGCTCTCGCGTTTGGATGGTCAAATTAGATTGGATAACAGAGATAGAAATAGCTAGGCGATCAGACCCCGAACACATCCACAAAGGTGTGTTTCGGTCTGGCCGATAGGCTGGAAGAAAAGAAACCAAAACGAAAGGAAACGACACACAATGATAACAGCAACGATAGAAAACGACACAAGGAAAGAAAAGGCAGAAGCACGGAAAGCAATCCGTGAGGCTGTAAAGCACCAGAAAAGAGTTGAGGAAGTAAAGGCACAAGCACGCCTTGAGTCTTTAACCATAACCATCCAATGGAAAAAGAATCGCACTTGGGGGTCAAACCCTCACGCTACTGGTGAGGCGATAACTACAGAAGGAAGAAGGTTGGTTGGAACGGCAATGGCAAGCGGTTGCGGATATTGCAAACGCTCAACTGTTATAGCCGACTTATTCAACCAATTCTTGAGGCACAAATTATACGATTCTGAAGTTGAGGCTCGTTTGTGGGTCAAGAAGCCTTACGGAATTTCCCTACCAAAAGACGGCCAGAAATGGCTACCTTGTTTCGAGGGAGGAATTGGCGAGGGTTGCTACATTCAAATTTCGGAAGCAATCGGAGGAGTTTGGGAGTGTGTGGCATACGCTGGAGATGTTGAGGTCTACCAATACAAGGAGATCAAAAAATGATCTGCTTCTCAATCTACTCACGAAATGGTTCGTTCGTCTGCCGTTTTGTGGAACGCAGCCGAGCCGAAATGTGGAGGAAGTTTCACGGCATCCAAAACTTTGTTATCAGAAAGGAGGTATGGCGATGAACTCACCACAAATCTACTCGCTCGGACTATTGCACGGAGGACTCTTGCTTGGATTCGTCTGGCTAGTCTGGCCGAAACGGAAATAAGTTTTCCCTCGTCTCCCATCGTAGCGGATGGGAGGAGAGGTCAAACCCGCTTGGGATGGCCTAAAAAACAGAAAAGAAAGGACACAGAACAATGAAGAAAATATGGTTTGGAAATATCCCCGATATATTTGGTTACGGCATCAGTTGCCTAGGCAATTCCAAAAAGGAAGTGATGGATACGATGAAGAAAGAATACAAGCAATGGAAGGCTGGACGAGCAAAGCACGGATTCGGAGACGAGTCTACAAACTTTGAAACTTCCTATGAATATTATGGAGGATGGGTTGAGCAAGTTGAGATTGGCAAAGGATATTACGAAGGATTGAGAGGTTAGTCCCTCCTCGTTCCACCTCGTTACGGAGGTGGACGGAGGATGGATTTTGGCTATCGCCAGGACATCCTACCAAACGGCAGCGCAGTCTTTATTGATTGCGCGAATGAAAAAGAAAAGGAAACAATTATGAAATTAAAATGGATTGACTACCAAAATGGAAGACATGAGGTGCATTTGTGCGACTGCGCTCATAGTAAGAAGTTGTGCTTCTATCCAGAAAGTCATGAGATTGAAACCCAGGCGAAAAGTTTAAGCGAATTGTGCCGCGAAATAGCTTTAGATTTTAATAAAGATTTTGCCCGTGATAACGGCATGACGGCGGCGGAATATATTGACGGCGGCGATGGCTATCCAGTAGGGAGGAATGTCGAAGAAGGCGTGCGAATCATGCCATGCGTTAAGTTTTAATAATCCTCCCAGGGTTCAAACCCCTACGGCTTTTCGCGCTTGCCTATAAACGGCAGCGCGGCTATGCGCTAAACTGTAAAGGAAAAAGATATATGAAAAACAAGAATAAATATATGGTAAGACCCGAAAGAACTAACGAGGAGTTAGTCGAATTAGAAGAAAATCTGTTGCGCTCAATGCCAGGCAGTAAAGAGCTTGAACAGCAGTACTTGGATGATCTTGCTAACGGCAAATAAGTTTCACCCTTGGCGCGGGAATGTCTTGCAATGGCTCACGCTTGTGAGCTATTCAAACGGCAGCACGGCCTATAAGGAGCATATAGAAATATGACAGAAGATGAAATCATAAAGGCTTACCTTTCGCGACTAGGCAAGAAAGGCGGATCTGTGAAAGGTCCGCAAAAGGTGCGACCCAAGGAACACTATCAGAAGGCGGTAGGTATTCGATGGGCTAAGTATCGGGAGCGTCAACAAACGGAAGCACAGCCACCTAAACGGTAGCCCAGATAACCCTATAAGGGTATATAAAAATAGCCTATAAGGGATATACAAACGGCAGTCTAGCGTCCAATCCTACAACAGCAGGCTCGGTTTCCTAGCTCCTCAACCCTAAATTTGACCACTGGAAGGTCTGGGGCATCAGCCTTGTTGCAAAGACGCTTAGAAACGGCATTTCCGCTCGATTGTGAACGTTTTAGAGCCTTATTTTTGGCTACCCTTGGCATATTACCAGTTCTTGCAGCTCCACGCACGAGCCGTTAGCTTGCTTGGAGGGTTACTGTCGCACTTGTGTCTGGCTCTGAAGCTACGCCTACGCGCTGGGTTATTCTTTTTGATCTTCATATCTGGATCGCCGTATCGGATAACCTTGCTTTGCCCATTCTGGCACGCTCGGACCACAAACTTCTTACGCTCTCCAGGTGTACGCCTTGGGCTGTTGCAGGGCAGTTCTCTAGGATTCATCATCTACCTCATCTGTATCCCAAACGCTAGGACAAGCATCGTGGAGCGATTGGAGTGCCTTCTGGTGGCTCTCAAAGAATCCAGACAGCCTCTTGACCTGCTCTGTAAGGCTATTCCACTGTACTTCGAAGACTTCATAGGAGCAGTTGGCATTCATATCGTCTACCAATTGACCTAGCAAACGTAAAACGCCATGCAACTGTGCATTCTCACGTTGAAGCAGGGCAATAAACTTATGTGCCACCTTCAGTTGCTCTCTATCGTGATTCAAACCCACCCTTCTTGGCCTTCATCATACGCCATACTTTAGGCTGGATGGTGCTTTTAGATTTGGGACGGCTAGTGCCAGCCTTACGGCGAGCGTTAATGTTGGCGTATAAACCAGGTTTACTGTTGTTCATTTCACGATTGTATCACACCCACCACCTTATCACCAACTCCGTCTCGGCAGGTGCGAACGTGTGCGAGCCAGCCCAGCCCAGCCCAGCCAGCTTTGTTTGTTCATTTAGGAAAACGCTACGGAAAGAACGCAGTGGTAGTGGGGAAGGGACGGGACAAAAGGAGTCCCTTTCCCCTACTTTCCTTCGCGAATTATTCCTTATATATATAAGGAGTCTGACTGCTCTATAAATGATAGTGGGTTGAAAGTGGATTAGAAAGCAGTCTGATTGGCAATATATAAACCGCTGTCAGACAATATCTTGTTTGCTTTATGGAGGCGTTTTAGATACCTATAAAACGTGCTTTCCGATACTTCCAGCTTTTCGATGATATGGCGACATAAATCACCCGCCTGCCACTGCTTGCTGCCCATCTCAGTTAAGAACCTTTTATCGTCAACCGCCTTATGTGCGCCTGGTTTCTTTAGCTTATCTGGATTGAGTGCAAAGTTGGCTTGGAACAACGGGTAATTCCACTGAACTACAAAGCTATCTACTGGCGGGAAGTTGCGTAGCGTGATGTCACAAGTATAGGTCTTCTCATCCTCCTCGTGGGCAGTCAGAACGACCAGCGTATCTGGATTACGGGCGAACACGCCCGACCCACTAAAGCGGTCAATCGACTCTGCACCCGACTTGTTACCCTTGCTGAAGTGGTGTGACAGTATGATCGACAAGTTGTGGCGTGTGGCTAGGTACTCAAACTCATTCATCAGTGATGACATATCGCCTGCGCTGTTCTCATCCCTCTCACCCATCAGCATATAGTTTGGGTCGAGGATGATCGCTTGATATCCCTTGCCTTCGATCTGCTTCTCAATCATAGGGCGGATGAGAGTTAGGTCAGCGGCGTGACCTCGGAGCGTCCACACATCGAAGTCATCGGCCTTATCTTCCAGCCCCTTGGCTTTGATAACATCGGCTAAACGATTGCGGAACGACCACTCTTGGATCTCGAAATTGATGAACAACACCCGCGACATCTTGCACTGCTGACCCCACCAAGGCACGCCAGCGTGTAACGAAAGGGCTAGGTCAATTAGACTCCAACTCTTAAACGCCTTGCTACCTCCGCCCAGCAACATCTTCCCGCCTCGGTGCAACATTCCATCAATTAACGTCTCTGGTGCAGGCAAGTCTTCCCTAACAAGTTGTGCATAAGATTTAATCGGCGGCCACTCGTCCGTCTTCGGTTTGATACCAAGTGCTACGGCTGGTTCAATCATTTTCCTCCTTTGCAAAACCATAATAGGCTTTGCATTTTGTCTTCTCTCTTTGCCCCAGGAATCCTAACGGGTTGGCTGGGTTTGAATGTTGCAGGATCGCATCCTAACGGAATAAGAAAAGCTTTTAACTGTTCCACCC